CCCCTGCCGATGCCTTTTTCGTGCCAGTACGCCGTGCAGTTGAGAATCCCATTTTCCTGTAAAATGCGGGCAATGGTGTCGTTGCCCTTACCCTCCAGACACATACGAAAAATGTCCCGCACCACCTGAGTGGCCTCCGGGTCAATGATCCAGTGCTTTTTGTTCAGCGGGTCTTTCCTGTAGCCGTAGGGCGGCTGGCCCAGCGGTTCGCCGGAATTGCCCCGGATACGATGGGCAGACCGCACCTTGCGGCTGATGTCCCGGGCGTACATCTCGTTCATCACATTTCGAAATGGGGCAAGCTCATTTTCGCCGTCATCGCTGTCTACGCAGTCATTCACCGCAATGAAACGGATATTGTGTTCCGGGAAGAAGGTGTCTGTGTAGTATCAAACACCGAGATAATCTCTGCCAAGCCGGGACATATCCTTGACGATGACCGCTGTCACATAGCCCATTTCGACATCCTCAATCATTTTCTGAAAAGATGGACGGTTGAAATTCGTGCCGGTATAACCGTCTTCGGCTGCTGTACAAAAAGGACTAATAAATTCACGCCGTGCAGGATTCGCGCAAGGTTTCCATCAGAGCTTCAATCTCATCGACAAGATTCAGCCGGATATCCATGCGCCCGTCCGGGTAGATGGTGACGGAGTGCAGCAGATTAGTGGAGATTTCTTTGGTAAGCGCCGTAATCCCGGCATAGCTTTTGAAATGCTCGATTACGGCGTTGCTATTGTCGTCGCTGCCGCTTATTTTGCGCTCCAGCTCCAAGACCGTGCGGGAGATTTCCTCTGCCTGCGCCGTCAGAGCTTTCTTCTGCGCGGCGAAGCTCTCGCGGGAGATTTCGCCCTCCACCAGTCCTTCATAGAGGTCTTGCAGCCGCTTGTCAAGCCGGGCTTTCCGGCTCTGGAGGGTCTGCAACTGTCGCTGCGCCTGTTTGCGGTCAAGCTGCCGCTGCTCCTGCCTTGTTTGCAGGAGCCGGTCTATGCTGACGGCGTATTGGGCATAGACCTGTATGGTATCGATGACAGCTTCCAGAATATCGGCCTCCGGGACTTTTTCCTCCGAGCAGTCAAAGCCGGTATTCAGCCTTTTCATGACGCAGCGGTAGGAGCCGTTCTTCTTATTGTCCCGCTGCATGGCATGACCGCATACGCCGCAGATCACCTTGCGCTTCAGCGGATTCCCGCCGCCCGTCATGACTTCTCGCTCCCTGTATTCCCGCATACAAGCCTGTGCTTTCTCGAACAGCGCCTCCGGCACAATGGCCTCGTGCCTGTCAGGGACGATAACCCAATCATTGCGGGAGATTTTGACCGTGTGGGTGCTGCCTACAATATCCCGGCTTCGTTTGCCGTACACCGTCTTTCCAATATACCGCTCGTCCCGCAGGAACTTTGCGACCAGATTGGCCGTCCAGAAGTTTTCATCTTGGATGCTGTGCCACGGCGTCCTTGTGCAGCCTGTCTCGACTTTGTAGTTCTTTGGAGAGCTTACGCCCTCACCGTTCAGCGCCGCCGCAATCTCCCATGTTTTTGTACCATCCGCTGCCATTTGAAAGATGCGCCGTATCACCTCGGCGGCTTCCGTATCTACCAGAAGATGATTCTTGTCCTCCGGGTCTTTGACATATCCGTAAGGCGCATAGGGACTGAGAAACGCCCCGCGCTCGGCTCTGGCCTTCTTTGCGCTTTTTACCCTGCGGGAAAGGTCACGGCTGTACAGGTCGTAAATCAGTGTCCGAAACGAAGTATCGAGGCTGTCGATATCCAGCGGATTGCTGCTGTCAAAGCCGTCGTTGACGGAAATGAAGCGCACACCCAGGAACGGGAACACGCGGGAGATGTAGTCGCCCACGGTGAGGTAATCACGGCCAAAGCGGGATAGGTCTTTTACTACGATGCAGTTGATCTGCCCGCGCCTGACCTGCTCCAAAAGCGCCTTTACTGCCGGACGCTCGAAGTTCGTACCGCTCCAGCCATCGTCACAAAACTCCAGTATTTCAGAGCCGGCCAGCTCCGCATGACCGGATACATATTCCCGGAGGAGGCTGCGCTGGTTGGATATGCTCTCGGATTCGTTCTTTTCGCCGGTTCGCAAATCCTCATCCTCGCTGGATATGCGAAGATACATCGCCGTTTTCATGCGTCAGCTTGCCTCCCTTCCAGATATGTACAGAGCTCCTTGTATTCGTCCCGGTAGCGGAACACGATCTCGATATTGCTGTCACCGTCCACATACACACGCTCAATCAGTGCCTGCGCCATTTCTTTTGTCAAAGCATCCGCGCCCCGGAAGCTGCCGAAGGCCGCAAGGAACGGGTTTTCCGGCGTGTGCGCCGCTTCCGCTGCCTGTCGGCGGGTCAGAGCTTCGATCAGCCGCTCCGCTTCCTCGGCTTCCGCTTTGTAGCGACGCTTCAGCGTCATATACTCCTGCTCGATCATGAGCTGATCCACATAGCTCTGATACAGGCTGTCATACAGGCCGTTGCAGCGCTTGAGCGCCTTTTTCGCGGCGTCCAGCCTGCCTTGCAGCGTTGCGGTCTGCTTTCTGTATTTGGGGGAGCTGTTCACCCTGCGGATGAGCGCCTCTATATCGGCGGCAAGTGCAATCTGTGTCTGGATGGCTTGCAGGAGCATGGGGAACAGTGCGTCCTCCCGGATGTTTTTCAGCGGACAGCTGCCAATGTCGTTGGCGTGGGTCGGGCAGATAAAGGTGTACCACAGCTTTTTTTCGTGGCTCACATTCTTGTACCGCACCAGCGGACGCTTGCAGTCGGCGCAGTAGACCAGCCCCTTGAGGATGTTTTCGGTGGTTTCCAGATGCGTGAATCTGCCGAGGTTTTCAAAGTATTCCGCATTTCTGCGCTGTGCAAGCGCCTGCACCTTATCGAATGTCTCCCGGTCGATCAGCGGCTCGTGGGTATTTTCCACGACGATCCATTCCTCTTTTGGCTTCATGTACTGGCCTCGATTTTCGTAGAAGGACTGCCGCTTTGTACCCTGCACCATGTGCCCGATGTACACCTGCCGGGACAGGATGTTTTTTACAGTCTGAACGTACCAGATCACACCGTTGTACTTTTCTGTTTTGCACGCGCCGGTATTGTACAGATAGGCAGAGGGTGAGGGTATGCCCTCGTCATTGAGCCGCCTTGCGATCTGCGTGACGCCAATGCCCTCGGCACGCCACCGGAATATCTGCCGGACAACGGGAGCCGTTGCCTCATCCGGTTCCAGCCTGTGTGGGTCGTCCGGGCATTTGCGATAGCCGTAGGGTGCCCACGCGCCGATGAAATCGCCGTTCTTCTGCTTTGCCGCCAGAGCCGAGCCGGACTTCCTGGAAATGTCCTTGCTGTAGACCTCGTTGATCAGATTTTTCAGCGGAACCAGATAACCGTCCGCGCCCCGCTGGGCAGTAAGCGTGTCAAAGCCGTCGTTGACGGCGATGAATCGCACGCCCAGAAAAGGAAAAATGCGTTCCAGATAGTTGCCGGTCTCCTTGTAGTTTCTGCCAAAGCGGGATAGGTCTTTGACCACGATGCAGTCCACCTCTCCGCGCTTGACCGCCTCCATCATCTTTTCAAACTGAGGACGGTCAAAGTCCGTGCCGGTTCGTCCGTTATCACAGAACAGGGCTACAAGCTCCATATCGGAACTGCTTTCAATAAAAGAAGTTAGCAGCGCTTTCTGTCCCTCTATGGTATCCGCGCCGGGTTTGCCGCTGTCCTCCACGGAAAGGCGGGCATAGGCGGCGGCGCGGTATTGCTTCTGCGCCTGTGCGGGAGCTTCCGCCGCCGGAATGACCGGGTTTGTCTTTCGTTTCGTTCTTGCCACTTATACCACCTCTCTGATCTGCGCCCGGCGCAGGATATCCGTCTGCCACGCAAATTCGTCTGCAAAGCGGAAGCGGACTTCCACGCGGTTATCCCTGTAAATGAGGATGCGGTCGATCAGCGCCACAACGATGCTGCGCTCCAATTCCGTGATGTTCAGGTGCTTTCTGAACTGCACCATCCACTCCCGGTGCCCGCCGCCGTACTCTTTGATTTGCGTAAGGGTCTCCTGCAAGGCGTCCATCTGTTTTTCGCACTCGGCGCAGCGCCCTGCGTAGTTCTGCTTGAGCCTTGCGTATTCGTCCCGGTCGATGATGCCGTCTGCAAGGCTTTCATACAGGGACATGAGCAGCTTCTGGAGCCGCTCATGCTCAGAGCGTTTCTTGTCAAGCTGCCGCTGCACCTTCTGGGCTTCTGCGGTTCTCAATGGAGCAGTATCCGTCATGGCAAGAATATCGTCCAGATCAACCACGTCCCGGATATACTGCTTTACCGTATCCAAAACCAGCTGTTCCAGCGCCTCGTCACGCATCCGGTGGGGAGAACAGGATCTGTCCTGCTTGTGCGCTGCGCAGACGTAGTAGACATACTTTTTATTTCCGGAGGGAACGGTTTTTCGTACCATGCTTGCGCCACACTCGCCGCAGAACACCATGCCGCTGAAAAGCTGCACCGCGCTGTCGCCGGGGCTGCGGCGGGTATCCAATGAGAGCGCCTTCTGTACGCTGTCAAAGTCCCGGCGCTCAATGATGGCTTCGTGGGCGTCCGAAACGATTGCCCATTCGCTTTCCGGCTTTGTGACGCGCTTTCGCACCTTGTAGCTGGGTGTGGTTTCTTTTCCCTGAATGAGTACGCCGGTGTAGACCGGATTTTTCAGGATACGGAGCACGGCGTTGGCCGACCATGCCGCCTGCGGGTTCGCCTTGAAGGAGGTGACAAACCTCATGCCCAGCGATCTTTTGTATTCCATGGGCGAAAGCACGCCGCTGTGATTCAATCGGGCGGCGATATCCTGCGGGCTCATGCCCTCCAGCTTCCATTTGAAGATATCTCGCACGATGTCGGCGGCGTACTCGTCTGCCACCAGACGGTTTTTGTCTGTTTCGTCTTTCAGATAGCCGTACACGGCAAATGCGCCGATGTACTGGCCGCTCTTGCGTTTGACCTCAAGCTGGGTGCGGACTTTCACGGAAATATCCCGGCAGTAAGCTTCGTTTATGAGGTTCTTGAACGGGATGATAAGCTCGTCCGAAGCGTTCTTTCCGCCGAGGCTGTCGTAGTTGTCGTTGACGGCGATAAAGCGCACGCCTAAAAAGGGGAATATCTTCTCGATGTACTCGCCTGCGTCCAGATAATTTCGGCCAAAGCGTGAGAGGTCTTTTACGATGATGCAGTTGGTGCGTCCCGCCTTTACGTCCTCCAGCATTTTCTTAAAGCTCGGCCGCTCGAAATTGGAGCCCGTGAAGCCGTCGTCGATCCTGACGGCGTATTCCCGAAGCTCCGGGCGGGTTCGGATAAAGTCACGCAGCAGCTCCCGCTGCCCGGTGATGCTGTTGGATTCCTCTTTATCCCCATCGTCCCTCGACAGCCGGAGGTAAAGCGTGGCGTTCCAGATTTTTGTTTCGGTGTTGTGTTGCATATTGCCAGCTCCTTTCCTCCAAAATTGTACCCTGCGTTGCGCAGGACTGTCGAGGATGTCGCAGGATCAGCCCTTTGTGCGGATATATGCTTCCAGCCTGTCCTCCAACGAAACATCCGTATCGGCGAAGCTGACCCTGACCACATATTTCCCGTGCCGGTAGCAGTAGGGATTGCCGATCTGACGGATGAAATCCAGAATGCGCTCCCGCTTGGGCAGCGCGGTGTTGACCTTTACATTGCGGATATCCACCAGCGCCGCAGGGTCAACGGCGCGAATATCCATATCGGATGCCGTATATGCGTCCATGCCATACCTCCTTGTTTTGTTTATTCCATGGTTATGATTGGATATATAAATCTATGAGCCCGAGCCGAGGGCAGAAGAATAGGGCTGTGACGGAACACAGCCCCATGGTTTCCGGCCTCGATGCGGATAAAAAAACCTTCCCTCAGAACTTCATGGGAAGAATCTCGTGCCTGCGTCTGCCGTTGTAGATGCGGTAGAACAGGTTGACGTAGCGCTTTACGCCCCGCAGCTC